ATGCCCTTTAGTGTAGTAACAATATTTTCAGCTATTTCTTCTCTTACGCTCATTTCAAATACCTTTCAAATACTTTACCAAGTTGCTTTTTCTCATTTCGACTAAACCCAAAAAACGGTCTTTTCTTTTCATTCATAGCCGCCTTCTTAGCTTCAGTGCCTCTGGTAAAGTAAATCTCAGCTTGTCTGCTATTAGATATTACTGCCATGCTACCAAGCATTTTTCCAGTAAACTCTAAATTAGGCTTACTGCTTCTGCCTCTTGAAAGTCTATATGCTTTATATTTAGCATTGTATTTCTTAAAGAATGAACCTTTGTAACTTCTTCCTTTACTGGTTCTATCCTCTATAATTTCTATGCCTTTTAATCCTGTGATCAACAAGGCTTTCTTTACGCTTGATCTTAAATCTTTGCCTCTCTTTTTTAAAGCACGAGATGCTTGTTTAAAATCAGCGTCAACAGTAAATTCCATTACCTGTCTAACCTTTGTCCTACAGGTTGCTTTTCATCTTCCTTAACTACGCCATCGCCATCTGCGTCATAATCAACGCCATCAGCCAATACAGCCTCTAACTCTTCTCCGTATCGCGCCTTATAGAAATCAATCATACTCTGAAAGCGATCACCCTCTACCCAGTTAGTTAACTGCGGTAAAGCATAACGCCACAATACCAGATAGGCACTTGCCATTGTAAACTGTGTTGAGGTAAGTTTGCTGTTGTCCATCTCACCCGCAATATTCTTTCGCGGCCACCATTTGATCCGTAACTCGCGCTGTATGTCTGACTGTGCTTTTGGGTGTTCCAATACAAAAGACTCGATACCTAGATCGAGAATGTCTGGAATTAATTTCAATAAATCTGCATCGCTTGAATATGCCATTACCATTTCACCTTGTCTGCCCAGTATGCCGCTGATGCGGTTTTGTCTTTACGACCTCTAGCTATGTCTTTGGCAAATCGTGCTTTAAACGATCGCCTCTTAGCCTTGTCTGCTTCTGATTCGTTCTTTCTAGGTGGCTTGTTATCTGCACCCTTTTGACCGAACCTAATTAACTTTATCTTGTCGCCTTCTTTAGCTAGTACAGCATGGCTTTTCTGGTCATGCTTGGGGGTGCGCTTAGGCTTGTTGTAGCCTTCAAAGGTTTCACCGCGATAAGTTATAGCCATATATCCCTCATAAGAAAGCCCCCTCCGAGGAAGGGGCAGTCAGTCTTACAATGCGGAGTCAGATAGAATCTCAACACCGAATGCATCATCAAGTTCAGCAACGCCATATACAGCAGTAGCGTTTAACTCGAATGCGCGTAGTGACTCATCACGCTGAGGCGCAATGTTGAAGTCACGCTTCATAGCGATCATCAATGCTTCTGGAGCGAATACAGCACCCTTAGCATCGTCGTTACCGTCAATAGCTACGTTAGCAGACTCATATACATTGATACCTGCGATAGTACCAACATAACCATTACGCATTGCTTCGTTCTGCAAGTCGCCACCATTTGGGTTAGCAAAGGTGTTAGTTAGGTTAGCTTTCAACTGGTATGCCTGATATGGGTGTACAACAGCATTGATAGTTCCAGTGACCTTGTTGGCACGTAGAGTAGCCGCGGCCTTAAATAGGTCAGCTACAGTGATCTCTGCTCCTGCGGTTCCGATAGAACCAGAGAAACCGTCAAACAAAGCGATCAGATCAGTATCAATCTTAGTAGCAATAGCGTTACCAAGAACAGTACCTAACTCAACAGCAGGGTTGCCGTCTCCGTAAGTAGCCATGTCAGTCAATAGAACCTGTGCGCCTACCTCTCCTACAGTTACAGAAACTGAAGAAGTAGAAACAGTAGTGCTAGTCATGTCAGTTCCTTCGGTCAAGTTTGCCGCGGCAATGGCGGGGTACTTAGGAACCTGAATGGTCTTTCCTGCTTGTGCTTGAATGTTGTACTGAGTAACAAGACCCATCATTAGGGATTGCTCTTCAGCAGTGAAACGTGCTTGTGCGACGATATTTACAAAGAGATCGTCGAGAGTTGTTGAAGTTGTTGCGGCCATGATTGTATCCTCAAAAAATTAAATAGTGGTTTGGTGGTTACTTTTTCTTCATAGAGGCAAATGCTTCTTTGCCGCCATTACTCCAGTTAGCAACCATATCTGCCACAGATTGAGGCTTCTGTGTAGAGCCACCAGTGTTACCCATCGAGCCTGTGCCACCTTGTGACGCTTTGACCATGTGTGGGTTTACTGTTAAAAATTCTGATACCATTTCATTAACTGATAGCAGATCACCGCTGTCATTGTATCGCGGCACACCGTTACCGTCTAGCACCTCAACCGTTCCATCGTCTGATAGTCTGGTTTGGTCTTTCAATAACTGTGATACTTGATTTGGATTGACAGCGTTATTATTAGAAGCCGCACCTAAGATCGCTCCATCTACTAGCGTCTGTTGCAACTTGCTTTTGTAACTCTGTATTTCCATATCTTTCTTTTCGACCGTTTTCTTTAGGATAGAATCAAACTCGCCACGCTCTTTCTGTCGTTCCAGTTCTGCGGCTTCACGCTTTGCCATCAGTTCCTTTGCGTCATCCAGATCAATGCCTTGTATCTTCTTATCGAACTTTCTTTGCTCTCTTGCTACGCGATCCGCAACAATTCGATCTAGTTCGTCCTGAGTAAAGGTCTTGGTTTCCTGAGTTTCTACTGCCGCTGTCTCAGTATCAGCTTCTGTTGCCATGATTTCATCGCTCATGTTACGAACCTCTTATAGAGTATTGGTGAATTAACATTGTAGCATACTAATTATTTCTTGTTTTTCTTCTTCTTTTTAGGTCGTCCTACCTTACTACCGTACGTACCTTTACCTTGTGGCATGATTGTCTCCTTAAAATACAGCCCTAAATCTATGGCGGCAGTTATAGCCACCACGCACAATAAATGGATTACCATCTATTTTACCTGCCCAACTACCTGACCAGATTTCTTCAATTTCTTCTTTAGTGTATGTCTTGCCTACGTGCTTTTCACAAAAGTCTCTAGTGACCTCATCGTCTGGACCTTGATACTTAAACTCTTTAGCACCTGACTCTAATGCAACTCTAGTGTTTACAGCCGCGTCAAACTGCATTAAGGCATCATGTAACTGCTGACTAGCATAACGCCCTAGATCACTGCCTACAGTGGCTCTAATAGTCGCTACGCTTGCGGCAAATGGTGTTCCTGTTAAGGTGCTTTCGTAAACCTCTTTAGCAATGACATCTAGGTACTGCTGTCCTAAATCCTCAAAGCCTTTAAAGGTTAGACTCTGTAACTGCTGAATAATACTAGCATCTAGGTAAGCAATGTCACCGTACTGCCCTAGCATGGCAATAGCCTTAGCCGCTACATCGTTATACTGTCGCACTAAGCCATCAACAACCGTTAGGTATTCTTGCTCTATAGCCTCACGTAGAACAACCCTAGCCTGTACAGCCCACTCTAGATCAAACAACTCACCATCTCTTAGCGGTGCAGTAGCCATGATGTCAGCTATGCGGTTCTCTAGCTTAACTAACGCGCTTGCTAACTTAGCCTGATGTGTTTCAGCAAGCCTAATCAGTTCACGCAACTGATCAATGTCTGCGGCCATTAGAACTGTCCTATGTCGCTACCAGTGCTTTCCTCTTTAGCGGCCAAGAGTTCATCGCCACCTTCCACATCATCAAGACCAATCTTCTCTCTAACCTCGTTAGGAGTAACCAAACCTGCATCAATGTGATAGCTATATATCTGAGTCTTGTCAGAGAAGTCACCGAGTACAGATGCAGTCTCTTCAATCTCTACATGAACCTTAGCTAGAGCCTCATCATCAAGGATTAGATCAGCAATCTTTTTGTCGATCTCCATAGATAGGGTAGCTGACTTAACGCCAGTAGAACGCAACTGCTGTAGGAACATTAGTTCTTTATCATAGTCACGTAGGTCAAACGCATCTGGATAGAATATCTCAACATCAGGGGTAACGTCTTGCCAGTCACAGAACAACAACCATAACTGCTCTTCAGCTAATTCTAGTAGATCAGCCTTCTCCGCTAATTTCGCATTGAGCATCTGGAATTCTGTCTGCATAGCAACGCCACTCATGGTCATCGCTTCTGTGCCACGTACAGCGCCCATGTGGCTCATGCGGTTAATTGACTCGATCTTATCGTTTATCGATGCGCGTACAGCGTCTAGGTTCTGTCCACTAGGCTGTAACTGATAAGGCTTAAGGCTTGCATCCATGTCATCAGGTAGATTAATGACTGCCCCTGCTCCTGCACTGGCATCAGTCTGGAACGATTTAACTAGTGTCGGATGGTTAGATATTCGTATAAGTTGCTCGATCTCTGACAGTTCTTGGTAGATGGCGCGTTGCATATAGCTTGCATCTGCTATATCACTTAACCCTATGCCTCTGGTCACGCTACGGTTAGCAGGTAGGAATACAGCAGGGATGCGCCCCAGTACGTTGTTATCAACCTCTATCTGCTTGTCAAGGTCGTTTACAGAATGCCATAACTCTACACGGTCTTTGTACCAAACGCGGTAGTATGTCTCTGTGGTAGTCTCATCAACACGTATAACGGACTCTCTGACCTTAAGGTAGTCAAGTTCAAACCTACCGCTAGGGGTTCTAACATAGTTCCAATCTAAGACGTTCTCAGGGGTGAACATAGTCACATAAGGGCGAATGTCTTGGGCTAACTCTTCTGCCTTTGTACCTGCGTTAGATTTAGGCTTATCCATCATTACCCAAACATGACCATAAACGCTTGCCCATATCTGGCACTCACGCATGAACGCATTAAAGCTACGACCCTCTAGGTCACAGTCATCTAGAAACGGTTCTAAGGCTACATTGTTAGCCGCGCTGTTATATGCTCTAGTAGGTGGCACTCGCCATAAGAAGCTAGAATAGATATGCACAATGTTCTTTACGTGATTATCTAAAGGTGTCAGATCAAGTCTGCGGTCATAGTCATCACTGCTTTCTGATATATAGCGCGTTAGATATGCGCCATTAAAGTAATCTTCTCCGCCAAGATATGAGCGAACATAGAACTCCCATCGGCTCTCGTATTTATCATAGTCAGGGTGTGTTGTATCTGCGTTCAATCTCATCAAGTCCACCTAGTAGGTTGTGGTGTGTTGTATTCTGTGCGAACAGGGAACAGGTATTCTACCAAGTAACCAAGGGCATCATTCATATGATCAAACCCATCCTTATTTGGTATGCTCGTTCCTTCTTTGTATGTCTGCCTTTCCAAACTCTTTATAGTCTGCTTACACTTAGGGCTAACAAACAATTTACGTTCACCATTGCTACTTAGTAAACGGCTATTCACTGCATTTATTCTATCTCTAACCAGAGCATGGGACTTCTTGGCTTTCACCGCGAACCCTGCGTTCTGTAAGATCGACAAATCTGTACGACCACCTGCGCTTGTTTTGCGCTGTCTTGATGCGGGATCAGGATAAACAATTATATAACGGTTAGGGTAACGGTCTTTAATCTCCGCAACCATCTCGTCAGTATTAGACCCATACATGACAATCTCGTCAACGGCATACAGCATCTCGCCTCTACGTACACTGATTACGGCTGACATGGGATCTAAATTGAAATCCATACCAATATGCAAAGTACCTTCATCGCTACAATCAGCGACAGATAGTTCTCTACTAAACGCATAATATATCAAACCGCTGTAGGTAACAAACTCTGCACAGTATTCTTGATTAAATGTACGCTCATCTAGGTCTATTCTAGCCGATTCAACCTCTGATTCAGGAACATTGCCGCCTTCGATTGTAGTGTATTGGAAACTACTCCAATCGTTTTCTTTGTTTAAGCCAGATGCCCACAAGTCGTAAAAGTGGTTTCTGCCTTTAGGTGTTCCGATAAATAACGCTCTCGTTGGGTTGTCTTCGCTGTGCCTGTCGGATAAAGATGGCCGTATAACCTCATACCATGCCTCTGGTCGCATATCAGCAAACTCATCAAGAACAACAAAGTCTAACGCTCTACCTCTAAGGTTGTGAGGCTTCTCTGCACCTTTGAGGCTAATGGTTGAACCGTTAATTAGCTTTAAAGTCAAAGACGTTTCGTTAGTCTTGGCTATATACTCTTGGGGGATAGTGTCAATCAGCATTGACCACGCAATCTCTTTAGCGGCTCCGTACGTCGGTGCTACGTACCAACAGTTTCTATTCTTGCCACCAATGGCCGCTTT